GTTTAGAATTTTGGCACGTTCTTCACAGCCACAATCTTCGCCTGCCATAAATTTAACAGCTCTCTTTATTCCAACCTTTTTAAATACTTTTTCCACCGTATCACCCACACCTTCGCTTTTCGCTTCGTGGTTCTTTTTCCATTGCTTATATGCTTTGCTTCTTTTATCACCTTTAAATTCTTCCATGATTTTTATTTTAATAATTCGTAGTCATTGTTTTTGTAATCTTCGTAATCTTCTCCAAACTTTTCTTTTAATTCTTGTTTTGCAGCTTTTAATGTATGGTATATACTTACCCAACTTATTCCAGTTTCAGCAGCAATACCTCGAATACTTAAACTTGAATCCCTGTACAAAGTAAATAACTTCTTTTCATACCATCTCCAATCATTAATATGTTCATCTATTAATTTACATATATCATTGTAAGCTATTTGTTCATCCATTTGATCAATGTTTGGTATTTCTGTGGTAGTTTCTTCATTGTCAAGGTAAACTTTACTAATTTTTCTTTTGCTATTATAATATTGAAAGTATAGAGAACGCAAAGTAAAAAAAATATATCCCCTACTAACGACACCATTTTTAATAATCTTTTCTTCATCAGCATATTTATATATAGTCAAATACATTTCTTGTACTAAATCTTCAGCAAAATCATATTCGCTAAAACTATTAACTATCTTAATCCACTCGTTATGCCTTTCAGCTACTTTCGAGAGCCATTGAACTTCTTTATCCATATCACATTTAAACTAATTACCCCTAATAAACATTGTAAAGTAAACTCGTCTTCTTCTTCGTATTGTTCTTTGTGATATAAAAACCCAAACATTATTCCTTTAATAGGACTTATAATAATTTCACCATCCTTAAAATGACCTATCATTATAAAAACAAATGCCATAAATAATAAAATTGCAAGTACTATCATAGTTTAAATTCTTCAACTTGTTTTACATTATGTATTAAATCTTTACCAAAAAATTCAAAACCAACATTATTAATTTTCATTTTTAATTTAATAGGATTCTCGTGTGTTGTTGGTCTACCTCCTGTTTCGTTTTCTTTAACTTTTAGTATTGATAAATTACTGTACATCCAATCAGTTGCGTGGCTCGTGTACCTATGTATACAAACAATATCATCTGCACGATTTCCCCATTTACCTCCTCCTTCTACATCAGCTATAGAAAGTGGTTTAGACAATCCTTGGTATTCATGCCCACCTTGATGAACAGCTCGTAAAGCACTTGTTACTCCATGAGCATTTAAAAATACTGTTAAGTTTTTCTTTTTAGCAAGTAATCTAAATTCACTAGCAACTTGATAATCATATTCGTGTGAGTTACCAAGCAACTTTTGTAGCGAAGGATCTTTACTTAAACTATTATAAGGATCTATTAACAAAGCATCATAATTCCAAGCATTTTTAATTAACTCTGCTTCTTTAAGTAAATCTTTATATGTGTAAAGATCATCAACATCTATTATCTTAAAATGATTATCACACCATTTAACAGCTTTATTAATAAGTAGATCAGAAGCTTTTTGAATAGGCATTCCCATTTTAAATTCTATAATCTTTCTTACTATTGATTGAGGAGTATTTTCGCTAGACCATATCAAAAATCTTAAATTATGTTTAATTGCCCATAAAACAAATAAATATATAATTACGGTAGTTTTTCCTACATTGGCGTGGCCAATTATTAAATTAAAGTTACCGTGCTTAAAGCGCATAAACTCGTCAATCTCAGGTATATCAATCTTTAATCCTTCTTTTACTCTACCATATTTTATGTCTAATATTCTTTTTTGTATTGTCTTTGATTGTGCTATCATATTGATTGTGTAGTCTTATTGTATTTTGCTATCATCTTGATAGAATGTTCATCTTGTTTTTCTAAATAATATCCTGTAATATGGTTTACGTTGTAATTCCAAAAGTCTACAGGAAATTGTTCATTTTCTTTAAGTTTTCTCATTTAATAAATATACAAAAAAAAAGGGGTAATTAAACCCCCGTTAAATTAAAATGGTAAATCTTCTGTAACTCCTTCTCGAGCTGGTTGCTGGTCTATATTATCTATATTTCCAATATGATTTGCTATTTTCCAACCGTTAATACTATTATAGTACTTTCCGTTGTATTCATTACCGCGTATATTAATTGATACGCTAACTGGATTACCTACTTGAAAGTTATTTATTTGTAGTGTTTTATCACCCATAAAATCTATAGCAATGTCTTGTGGGTATTGTTCAGTTGTTGTTACGACAATTTGACGTTTAGACCATTCTTTTCCTGATTTAGACGTTCCCGTTTCCGTTTTTTGAATTAATTTGATATTTCCTGTAATTTCCATAAATAGTAATTTTGATTAATTTTTCTTTATAACTTGTTGTGTAATACACTCTTTTAATTTTACAATTTAGATAACTCATCTTTCACGGCTTGTCCTAAAGCATATTTAGTACTTATGTTTTCAATACTTCCTCCTTCTTTTATAAATTTTTTAGCTTTTTCAAACTCAGGTGTATTTAAATTTAAAAAAGGTTTAGAAGGTTTTTTATTATGTGGAGTTATCCCGCTAGCAATATTTGCGTCATCATCTACAGCTTGAAGACCAAGTAAACTACCTAAAGTATATCTACGGTAATAAGTTATAGCTGATCCTAATTTTTGCGGATCATTTATCTGTGGTAACTTTAAAGCACTTATAACGCCTCCACTTCCATCAACGCATATTAGTTTACTATAAACCATATCTTCTTCAATAGGTTGTAATAAAAGTAATCTATGTTTTTTTAGTAATGGTTGTAGTTGTTTAATAAGTGAATTAATATCAAAATACTTAGACTTATAAAATGGATTTTTAGTGTCCTTACTTATAGTACCTATTTCTTGTTGTAATTCAAATAATTTTTCATTAATATTTGATTCTTTAGCCATCGTTCTTTGTGTTTAAAATTAATTGATTCTTTAATTGTTCGTTTTCTTTACGGAGTTTTTCAAAACCGTATTGCAGTTCTTGGACTCTCCCGTACAATTCTGCTTGTTTAAAATATTGTCCCATGCAGCTAAATTACAAAAAAATATTAACATATAAAAAAAAGGGATAGAAAATTAATTCTACCCCCTTTTAACAAAGAACAATATATACAAGAATAATCAAGTAAGTTGTTTCAGTCGTTGACTGTAATCGTTTGTCATTTCTTCTAATTCGTAATTTGTAAACTTAATTAATTCTTTACTTTTCAAATATAATACTTCTGAGACTTCTTTACCTAAAAAAAGTGAATATTTATATTGTTCACCATATCTAAATATATTACACCCTGCACACTGAGGCAAAACATTACGCTCATCCCATCTCGTACTATAATGTTTTCTGCTTATAAAATGGCCCGCTTGGATTTCTTTCCAAAAGAACGTCTTATTGCAAGTAACACAAATACAATTTTTATTGTTGTCCGCATTGCTTAATCTTACCCATTGACTAAATACCGTATCAAGTTTTTTTACTAACTTACTCCTTGTCGGTTTTTTAGTTTTAGGCATCTAAATGATTTAAAAGTAATTTTCCATCGTGTTCGTTAAAGCCACGTAGTTGCTTATAAAGGTGTTTGCTATCTGATTTAACTTTTTTTTTCTCGGCTTTAGAAGAGTCTATACCCAAGTTTGTATATTGTATAGCATCTAATTCAAGAATCATATCTGTTCTTTCTTTAATACTTAAAGCAAAATCTTTTGCTATTTTTTCTGCTAAATTTCTTATTGTTAAATCTTCTGACATTTTTATATATTAATTAAATTAAAATTTATTATAAAATAATTAAGTTAGTTAACCACTAACCCACCAAAATTACAATCTTTTTTTGAGTAATGTAAACCTTTAAAAGATAAACTTATAAACACTATTTACCTTGCCCACGATATTTCTTAGTATAATTCTTTGAAGATTTTAAAGCTGAATGCTTATTCTTACTATGTATTCCCTTACGCTTAATTTTAACTTTTTTGTAGTTAATAACTATTTGCTTTGCCATTATTGATGTTTTGAATTTCCGAATACTTTTTCTACTCCACGACTACCAAAATAACCACCTATAACAATAGACAATAAACCAGTAATAGAATCCAAAGGATAACCTAAATACCAACCTATTACATAACTTACTGTTAAGAATACTAATGTTAACGGTCTTACGTTTGAAGATAACCAAGAACCGCTACGTGCATCAGCTACCCACCTTCGTGTAGTACCATCTATTTCAGCGCGTTCTAAGTCAAGTTTTTTAAGAGCTAATTGTTTATCACCTTCACTCATATCTGAGCCACCTATGATAGCTTGAAGTACACTACCGACCGCAGTATTGTCTGCTATTGCAGAAACAACGCTTGGTATTTTAGACAATAAGAATTTGCCAACTGCTGTATCTTTTATTTTCTTTTTTTCAGGCATAGAGTATTACCTACCGTATTAGTATGTCCAAACTGAATTGTGTTTGCTTTCGTCATTGTCGCAATGGATAAAAGTTTTTGCAACTCCCATCCGACGGAATCCTGCTTTGATAAGGGCATTAATAATAATGTATCTTTCGTTGCCACTTCCCACCGCAATATCACAGGCTTTTCCAATAAGGTGACTGGAGTTTGATACACCACCAACTTTTTGGTTATGTTCAACACTTCGGTATCCTGATGTGATTTTAAATGGAATCCCTGCAATACCACGTGCATCGTCAAGCATCTGCAAAAAAGCA